CGGCATGGTTCGAATTATTAAAGCACCGCGCTCCGCGGTCCAATTGAATTTTTCAATCCAATTGGCCGGATTGATTAACGGTCCGCGGGGCGCGGACCGGGGCCCGAGCGCCCCGCGCCACGTTTCAGGGGGTGCGGAGCAGGGCCCGGGGGCCTGGTTTCCGTATGGTGTTTTAACCGCGAACGCGTGTTCGAAATGCGAACAAATCCCCAATAGAACCCGGCCGGGATACCGGGACAGTTAATCGTCACCCTGGGTCGATGCGGTCCACAATCCACCACAGAGCGAAAAACACCAACAGCGCCACCAGGAACATTTAGAAATCCTCCCGGCCGATATCACCCGCCACATGGTGGCGCAGCATCGAGCCATAAGGCAGGGCTCGAGCAAAATCCCGCAGGGCTCGGGCATCGTCGGCAGCGCCCTTCGTCCGGGTTCCGTGCCATTGAATAGCTGTCGGGCCCCCAGCGGCATAGCATCCGCCCTTACCGGTGCCAACTTTCTTTTTCCCGCTACCGTGCGCCACGAAAACAACCACGTAGTCCCGCTCACCACGAGCGCACAAGGGGCGGCCGTTCCCGCACCGGTCGCAGCTAAAATTTTCGGCCAGCTCGGCCGGGCAGCGCAGGAATTGCACGCCCTGGAACACCCGCGGCCACGTGTCCACCGTGTCGGCCGGTGCGGCGTAAACCGCTGGGCGGCCGGATTCCACCGCCAGGACCGCGTCCCGCATGTCATCACAGCTCGAATTGATAACGGTTTTTCCCGGCTTAGGGTGCGGCAGCGCCGCGGCCGGGAAGTGTGAATAAGTCCAAGCCAAGCCGCCCGGCGGGACCGCGTCCACCAGCGCCGCGAGGTATTCCGCGTCCACCGTGTGGGCGCCGGTTTCATTTTTAGGGTGCAGCGCGCAGCTTTTCGGACACGTCCCGTAGGTTTCATGTGCACCGCTGCGGTAAGTAACGGCTATGGGTCCGGTTTTGCTGTTGCCGGATACGGCTACTGTCTTGATCATCGCTCTATCCTTTCTGTTGATGACAGCCGCAGCTTAGCCCGCGGCCGGCTCTGTCGTCAAGCGGTTGCGAACAGGGTTTCAGGGATATCCACCTCATCACCTATGCACGCGGCCACATAACAGCGCATGGCCGCCACTAGTGGCGTGGGGGCGCATTCTTCAGTCAGATACCCGGTGGCAATCCAATACAAATTCCCCTCGCTGATGACATGCCCTAGACCCAGCTTCTCGCGCTCGATAATCGGCCCACCTTGCGCCCAGTCGGTGGAGGGCTTCCACCCGTTATCTGTCCACAAGGTTTCGAGTTGCCCCTTGACCATATGGACAGCCTCGCCCTCGCACCTTGCCACCGCCCAATCGAGCGCTGCCCCGGTCAATTCGCTAGTTTTCATCGCTCTATCCTTTCTGTGGTGCTGCGGGATGCAGCGGGATCAACTATGCCGAATCTTCCGGGTCCGGGCCAATTGGATTTTCTAATCGATAAACCCCGGCCGATAGCAGCTCGACCAGGGCGGGCCAGTCGATTTCACGGTCCGGCCAGCTCATGATAGGCGCCGCCCGTAGGCCGATCTCGGCAAGCTCGAGCGCCTGCGTGCCGGAGTACAAGCTCAACGAAGCCTTTCGATTGACGGAGCCGCCATCGTGCACCAAGACAAAGCAAGGGCGGCCAGCACGTGAGTGCCGGGTCAAAAAGGCAATTTGGTGCGGCCGCAGGGCAACCGCAAGCCCGCGGGTAAGGGCCTTGAGCTCGAGCATCACAAACCGGGAGCCAATCCCTACAAGCATGTCAGGCACGCCCAGGTTGACCCGGTTTTCGATCCGCTCGACCGCACAGCCGTGTTCCTGCAGGGCAATTCGAACCCGGCGGGAAAGCCGGGCCTCAGGGGTTGTTGGCATCGGGAGGAACCTCTTCGAAGACGTCAGGCGGAGGGTCCGCCACTCCAGGGTCAAAAGGTGGGTCAAGCTCTCGGGAGACACTTTCGATCACCTGCCCAGTGTCGGCATCAATAAGGGCAGTCGGGGGCGGCCCACCGTACAGCTTCTTGATCTCATCCAGCTTGCGCTGCACCTCTTCCTTGGACATCGAGTCGATGGTCCCATGGCGAATTTCCTTCCGCTCGACATAGATAGTCCCCAGGGCCTGACCGCGGCGGTACTCCGCCTGGACTGCAGCAGCGAACGCGCCAGCCTCGAGCGCCTTGTCGCGGATGGTCTGCAGGTCCTTCATGTGCCGCTCGTACGAAGTGTTGTACTTCGACGCCAGCTCAGCCCGGTAGGACTGGATCGCGGACACGACCTCGGGATACTCATCAGGATTGGTCAGCTTCCAAGCCATCACCGAGGCGGACTTCGGGTTGTACCCAGCCCGGATGGCGGCCTCCTTCAGGGTCACCCGGCCGTCCCCTGCCACATACTCCTGAACGAACTTCCATTGCTTGGGGTTCAGGGACTTGTACTGCTTCAGGGGCTTGACCTGACCGGATAGCCGCTTAGCCGCCTTGTTTGGGATGACCGGCGGCACATTCCAAACGTCCTTCTTAGTCACTTGATCCTCCAAAGACGGAAGCCGTCCTTGTCCTTAAGCGGGTTGGTCCGGCGCAGCGTGAAGACCCAGGGGGGATCCTGCATCTTCGAGAACCGCCACGCGCAGGACCGGGCGCTGGCAGCGACCTTCTCCTGGTCCTTCGGGAAGAAAATGCTGTCGCCCGGCTCCATGTCCCGCAGCGGGTACTTCTGAACCGTCCCCTCCTCAGGTATCGGGATCCCCGATTCGATGTCCAAAGTGTCCATTCTGTGCACTCCAAGCGTGTTCCAACTGCAACCAGTGTAGCATGACCCAGCAGCCGCGCAACAGGCATCCCAAGGCCGCCCAACAAGCACTCAGGGCAAACCCCTAGATCCTGGCCTATAGAACTTTTTCAGGCCATCGAGGAAAAATTTTTTCAAAAAAATAACCGCGCGCGACCCCCAGAAAAATTCATACACCTGTTCCTCCCCGTAATGAAACGTGATGCTCCAACCCATTGATTTCATTCATCTATTACGCCATTACACCAATTACGCCATTTCCCACAAAAAAAATTAAAAAAACACCTCTACCCAAAAAAGTTCTATAGGAACCCCCAAAAAGCCCCGGTCCGCGGTCCGTGACCCCTTCTCCCCCCACTTCCCTCCGGGTTTCCCCCTACATCCGCGCACTCCCAGCCCACTTGACGATCAACACGCCATACCGCACAATAACAAGTCCACAACAGAAAGGATAGACGCATGACAGACGATGTAAAACAGGCCTTCACCGAGCGTGTGCTGGACGCAATGGACCAGATCACGACCGTATCAGACGACCTTCTGGACGTGCTGCCGGAGTTGGCTGAGAAGCCTTCCATTGGCATGTTCGGCTTGATGATGGCAGCGGCCAAGATCGGGGTGGTCCTGGCCATCCCCCCGGAGAAGCTGCAGGAGGCCATGGGTGCCCTGTACGCCGATGCGCAGCGACATGAGAAGGAGCGTTCTAATGAGCACTAAGCCCAATGGCCGTGCGGTGTGGCCCAACTTCAACACGGTGGAGCTCTGGTTCGAGACGATGTTGACGGACAAGCCTTTGGTTTGTACTTTGGAGGTGGAGGAGGCGCGGGGCGACTGGCCATCCACGTACACCCTGGTTGGCGTGACCTTGGGTGGCGAGGACGTCATGGGCATCATTTCCAACTCCGTGGTCGAGGAGATCCAGGAGGCGGCCTACATCACTTTTGAGAACCCAAATGGCTAGCCCCGGTCCGCGGGCCTTGCCCCGCCAGCCCCATCCCCCTGTCTGGCCGTTCCCGACCTACCGTGGCCAGCCTTACAAGCCGCCGCGGCGTGTCAAGCCCGTGGCCGATCTTTCAAAGTACGAGGAGGCATTGATATGAGAACCCGATTGTTGAAGAAGGCGCGTGAGTTGTGGCCACAGAGCCGGCGGTATCAGAGGGACTGGGCGCGCTCGGTTGCCCGGTTGGGTGACAAGTGGTTGCTGGCCCGGTACGTAGGGCGGAGGTCCGATGCAGCGGTATGAGGAGGACGACCTGGATGCCTTGGGCTGTTTGGCCATGGTGATCCTGGTTGTCCTGGTTTTGGTTTTCGCGGCCTTGTTGGCTGTGGTTTTATGGCTGGGGTGAATATGAAGCGATTGTTGGTTTTGTTGGCCTTCGGGCCGCTGTTCGGGTCCCCGGTCCGGGCGGAGTTTTATACGGGAAACGAGCTTTTGCAGCGGATGCAGTCGGACAGCGTGATTGAAAAATCCGTGGCGCTCGGTTTTGTAGCCGGGGTTGCGGACACGATGGAGGGGATCCTGATCTGCTCGCCGGACTATGCAACCACGGGTCAGGCGCGGGACGTGGTCCTTCGTCATCTATTGCTCAATCCTCAGTCGCGGCACAAGACGGCTGCGGCTTTGGCTGTGGATGCTTTGAGTGCAGCGTGGCCGTGCAAGCGGGCAAAGTGATTGGAGCCAAAAATGTTTTTTAAGACTTACATGGGCGACTGTTTGGTTGAGGTCGAGGCCAAGATCAGCAGGAACTACCGAGCCAAGATCATCAGCATGACCATAAACGGTTTGGAGTTTGATATCGACGACCTGAATGCCAAGGCGCTGGCGAAGCTGGAAGACGAGGCCGATGAGAAGGCGATGGAGGCGCAGGTATGAGCCTACGACAAGCAGCGCAGCAGGCGCTTGAGGCGTTGGAGGAACGCTATGTGGGCGCACTGCGCGATAAGGCTATGGATGCCCTCCGCACCGCGCTTGCGGAGCCTGAGCGCAAGCCGCTGACGGATGAGGAGATTATGGAAATCCTTGATTACGGCCAGTATGGGTCGGTGCCTGCATATCAGCGCAACTTTGTCCGCGCCATCGAACGCGCACACGGGATTGGGGGTGAAGAAGCATGAGCGAGATCAAGGACGGTGGGGCAGCGTTCCCGCTGATGCGTTCAATCAACGGCAGCGACGGTATGACCCTGCGCGACTACTTCGCAGCACAAGCATTGGCCGGGATTTGCGCCAACCAAGACAACCGCGTGTATGGCAACTCAATGGAGTTTGCTAGAGCGGCCTATAGGCTTGCTGACGCCATGCTCACGGCAAGGGGGCAGGAATGAACTGCGAAATTTCTCCGGGGTTCCTGTTTGGAACCATCATCAGCATCATCATTGGCAGCGCCATCGGCGGCGTCATCTGGGGCTTCTTTGAAGCATGGTGGAAGGACAGACATGGAGCGTGACACCATCATCCAACTGGCGCGGGAGGCGGGGTTTGACCAGACTGGCCTTGCTTCTTTTACGGAGTTCACCGCAAGGATTGAACGCTTCGCCGCCCTTGTTGCCGCCGCTGAGTGTGAGAAGGTGGCCCGGTGGATGATGGAGCGTGGTTACGCCACGGGCCACGGAGACACCATAGAAGACCTGCTGACTGAACTTGATTGGCAGATTGCTGAAAACTGGAACAGGGCGCTGATCAATGGGATCACGACCGAGCGTGAGGCCTGCGCAGAGTTGATTGAAGACATGGCTGTGCAGCACCCGAAATACATCGCCGCCGCCATCAGAGCAAGGGGGCAGTCATGAAACGCGATCTGTACGACTTCATCACACCACCAGATACACCCAAGGAGGCGTACTCAACCATGTACTACTTCCCGCACCAGCAGAAAAGTGGCGTGGGCCTTTACCCACGATCCCCTGCGTTCAACAACCTGCCTTGCATGGCAGCACACTACGACTTGGGTGGCAATTTAATGTTTACACGGTTCATCTTTAAGGATGGCACATGGAGGGATGAGAAATGAACAGAGAAGACATCATCCGCATGGCGCGGGAGGCTGGGCTTCTGCCTCATCCAGAAAACATCGTCTACCAAGACCCAATGTTTGAAGGTCGCATCAAAACCTTCGCTGCCCTTGTTGCCGCTGCCGAGCGTGAGGCGTGTGCGAAGGTGTGTGATGAGGTTGGTGAACGTAGGCTGCATTTGATGCACAACCACACCAGCAGTGAATGTGCCGCCGCCATCAGAGCAAGGGGCCAGGAATGAGCGGCGACCACAACGCAAACCAGAAGCCCAAGTCCTTCCTGGACGATACAACCCTGGCCGATGCGCTGCAGTTCCTCAATGACGCCATCGAGAAGCCCATTCAAACGCGCCCCACCAAGCTCATCGTCCCGCGCGTGTACTTCAACATCCTGATGTACCGCCCACCGATCAAGAAGGTCCGCGGCGCGCGGGCCCGGCGCCGTGCTCTGAATCGCCGCGCTAACGCGACATTTTTGAAACTGCTGAAGGAATTCCAATGAAACATGCTGAGCTAGCCAAGTACCTCAACAACTCGATGCGGGAGTTTTGCGAACAACACACTGACACAACGCCGGAGGACATCCTGACGGCGCTGACCCTATCCCTGGCCATCCGCTGCCGTATGTACGGCATCGAGGTCGAGGACGTCAAAGCCAACCTCGATGAGGTCTTCAAATTCACCACCCCCTGCGACGATGAAACACATTGAACTACTCCAACGCTGCCACGACATTCTGCGTGGCGCGGTGATCCACACGCCCAGCGGCGTGCTCAAGCCCGCGGCTGATGAGCTGGCCAAGGCGATCAACGATTACCTGAACGAGGAACGCACCCACTCCCCGCGGTGTTGGGCCCGGGGCGCGGACCATTACGAGTGTGCCTACAGGCACATCAAGAAACTGGAGGCGCAGCTTGCTGAACTCAATGATTAAGCGAGGCAAGACCACCATCAAGGTCAACGCCATGGCCTATGCGCACATGGTGGAGTTGATGTTGGACGGCACGCATTCCTGCCAGGAGCTGGCCCGGGCCACGGGCCTTCATTACGTGACCGTGCTGGACTACACCCGTGCGATGCACAGGGCTGGTGCTGCACACATTTGTGCCTGGGAGAAGGACAAGCGTGGGCGGGACTTGATCAAGGTGTACCGGATCGGCAGAGGCCGTGATGCGAAGAGGCAGAAGTTGAGTGCTCGAGAGCGGTCAGCTAGGTACCGTGAGAAGATCAGACATCGAGAGTTGATGGAGAAGATATGCAGTGCCCCGAGTGCGGTTGCCCAACCCGCGTTGTTGAAACAAGACGAGCTGCAAGCGGCGTAAAAAGAAGGAGATACGAATGCCACAACCTCCATAGATTCACGACGTTAGAGCAAGTTACCAATCGATCCCCGGTCCGCGGTCCAGTCATCAAGCCCGCTGCCCCGGAGGTTCGCAGTCCGTGGAGCTCACTCCACGCAGCATTTTTTAAGGAATCAGATCATGAGAAAGATGTCGCCTAAAACCAAGATGTTCTTGTCGGCGCTGAAGGATCCGCAGAACGCTGGTGTTTCAACCAATACCCTGGCCAAGAAGTACAAGATCGCTGCGGGCTATGCCTACAAGTTGGCAGCTCGCTCGGGCAAGACCCCGGTCAAGAAGGTCAAGAATGACAACGTCGAGCACCTGAAGCGGGCGCTGCAGCAGAAGATGCTCAAGACGATCCCGTTGCTGGAGCCGAAGACGGTTTCGATCTTTGATGACCCATTCAAGCCGACTTCTACGGCCAACGCGATCCAGGTTGGTGGTGGCCATTACCAGAACAAGGCAATCCAGCCCTGGGACTACATCGTCAGCAACAAGCTGGGTTTTCTCGAGGGCAATGTCGTCAAGTACGTCAGCCGTTGGCAGGACAAGGGTGGGCGCCAGGACCTGGAGAAGGCCCGGCATTACCTGGACAAGCTGCTCGAGGTGACCGCCTGATGAGCCCGTTGATCCGCGAATATGCTGGCTACGTTCCGTTTAGCCCGGTAGATTATGTGTGGATCGACTTTGCAAGTGCGCCAGTCCCCACCCCGGAAGAATCCGAAAGGATTACCGCGGGGCTGCGCGCCTTGCCGTACGGCCCCCACACGCCAATCAAAGATTGGCCACTGCCGTTTGAGCGGATGTGTTTGCTGCTCCCGACCCGCGTTGAGGGAACCAATGACAAGGC